TGGATAATGAAAGAGAATATCAAGACTATATGGCACTTATAGACGATTTAAAGGCTAAATCATTGGCTTATGGTTTTGATTATAAAGTTGGAAATGAGGTTCATAGGCAAAAGTGTAGAGATAAAGATATAACTCTATTGGCTTCAAATGTAACTTTTATGTTAGCAGAAAAAACTGTTTATGGAAAAGAAAAACCAATCACTTGGTATTTTGAAGATAATTTTGGATTAAAATTAGATTTAGAGCAATCTTTAATATTAGCTAGTTATGGAAAAACATTTACTCAGTCAGTTTATGACACAGAAAATTACTTTAAGACTAAAGTAAACCCAAAAGAATTGACAAAAGGTGAATTTGAGAGCAAGAGAAAAGAAATACATAATACACTAGCAAAAGGCTAATTTAATAATTAAAGGTAGTTTTATATAGCTACCTTTTTTTGATGGCTTTAAATGGCAAATTACGAGGTCGATTTAATAATTTTTATATAAAGGAGTTGATAAGTATGTACACTTTATCACAAACCAGCTTGGATAAATTAAATGGAGTACATCCAAACCTGGTAAATTTTTTAAAAGAGTTAATTTTAATAAGCCCTTGGGATTTTAAGATTACAGCAGGAGTTAGAACAGCTGAGGAACAGAATAAATTGTATCAGCAAGGTAGAACTGTAAAAGGTATAAAAGTAACAAAAGTAGACGGATACAAGCAAAAATCTAATCATCAAACGAAATTTGACGGTCTAGGTTATGCAGCAGATATTGGTGTTCTTGTAAAAGAAAAAGTAAAAACAGTAGTGATAGAAAATGGTAAAAAAGTAGAAAAGATTGTAGAAAAATTAGTTTATAAAGGAGATTGGAAAGATTTTCACTACTATCAAGACATTTATGATACTGCTAAAAAAGCTGGTCTATTAGAAAAATATGGAATTGAATGGGGTGGAAATTGCTGGAAAACATTTAAGGATGGTCCACATTGGCAAATCAAGGGAGCAGATGAGGTAGCTTTTAAATAATAAATAGTCTGGCCAGACAGTTAATATAAAAAATAGGAGGTATTAGATGGAAGCATTTGTAGAAAGAATGATTACAGAGAAAGATGAGTTACAAGACAGAGTAACAAAGTTAGAAAATTTTGTAAATGGAGAAAAGTTTAGAGAATTAAGAGGTTTAGAACAAGTTTATTTAAAAGAGCAGCTAAAATTTATGAGAGGCTATTTAAGTGTGTTAAGACAAAGAATTAATTTTTATAACAAATAACAGGAGGAAATAAAGTATGAATTTTAATAATTTTCAAGATTTATGTAAAGAAAAAGTGGTTGAGTATTTTAATGAAAAAGCAGATAAAACAGGTGATTTAAGAATAACAAAAGATTATGTATTTGTTGTATGGTATTGTAAAACTCTACAAAATGCAAAAGCATTGCTATCTACAACAGTATCAGATGGAATGTACTATGAATTAACTTACAATGGGGATAAGAAAGAATTATATTTGGATGCATATAAGAAATGGGAAAATATAAAATTTGATGTTGAATAGGAGGTTTTACTTATGAAAGATTTAGTAGTTGGATTAATTTTAAAATTATGGGTATTTTTAACAGGGTTTACTTGGGAACAATGGGGATGGATGCTATTAGCCACTGTAATAGTTGCTTATATGGTTTATAACAGAAAGAAGTATGTGCAAATTTTTGATAATGCAGTAGTGTATGCAGAAACTTCTTTTAATTATGGAGATAATCTTAAAAAGCTAGATGGAGCTGTAACATTTATAATAGAAAGAACAAATAGCCTACCATTTATAGCTAGGGTAGTAATTAGAAGATTTTTAAGTAGAAAAAGAATGGTAGATATTATTGAAACAACTCTACAAAAATTTTCTGATGTCTTTGGTACTGGTAGAAAAGTAGATATAAAAGGAAATGAGGAAGATGGAGAAAACTAAATTAATCCTAGATCCAATTTCAAATGGTAAGGCAATTTTGCTAGAAGAGTATGTTTATGATGTAAATGGGTACTTGATAAGAGTACCCAAATCTTTTATAACAGATGGAGCCTCAGTACCTAAAAGCCTACAATGGCTGTACAATCCTTATGGTAAGTATATAAAGGCTGCAGTTATCCACGATTATTTGTATTCAATATATAACAATACTGGTATAAATAAAACTCTTGCTGATAAAATATTTAATTTCATTATGAAAGAGACTGGGATAGATAACAGGACCAGAAGAAAATTTTATATGGCAGTTAAATGTTTTGGGGAAACATCCTGGAAAGCTAAATTGCAAAATGAGGGATATAAGGACAGAGCTATAATTGATAGAACTAAGGAGGCAAGAGAATATTATAATTATTGGGGAAAAGTATTAGGAATATAGGTGGTGTGTATGGAAAAAACTTTACTAGAATATGGTGTAGTAGGTGCTATTTTATTATATTTTCTATGGAAAGATAGCAAGACATTTGAAATTTATAGAACTACTATGCAGAAGATAGTAGATCAGTTGGAAGCAATGCAAAAGGATCAATCAGAATTAAAAAAAGATATGGAGGAGATTAAAAAAATCATAAAATAATGGGTAGAAAAAAATCCTACCCTCTTTTTTATTTTTGACGAAAACGAAAAAATAGATTATAATAAACAAATAAGGGGGGGGGAAATGAAAGGAATAAATGAATTATTTTCTTTTGAAAGAGATAATAGCACAAGTATAAAAGTGAAAAATAATAAAATCTTTATTAGATTAAGAGCTATTAAATTTTCTGGTGATACTTTACAATCGCTAGTACAAAAGATAGCTACTATAATAGATCAATATAAAGAAAATAAAAATATAGAGGTAATTATAGCAACTGAAAATCTTATTTTCTCAGATAAAGGAGTATATATTCTTTTTGAGGCAGTTATATACTACTTAAGTAAAGAGTGCAATTTTAAAATCAAAATACGTAATAAATCTATGGGAATCTTTGGTCGCGGAGATTTGAGGACATATCTTCTTCTCAAGTATACTAATAAGTATATTGAAAAAGAAAAACTTATAAAAGATTTTGAAAAAAAAGAAATTGAAAGGACAAAGTTTAGGGAAATAGTTACATTTCAAGATAAAAAAAATATATCAAAAATTTTTACAGAGCTTAATAGTTTTCTTCAAGTTTATGATTTTATCTCAGAGGGATTTAAAGAAAAGTTTTCAGAAATTCTTGTGGAACTTATAGCTAATGCAAATGAACATGCGAAATCAGATTGTTTATTAGATTTTACAATAGAAGATCTAATCCATAAAGGTGATCATCATAAATGTGTAGCTTTAAATGTTGTAATAGTTAACTATTCTAAAATATTATTAGGCGATGGTATCAAAAATAAATTAATAGATAAGAGTTTTTTATCTATTTTAAAATTTAAAGAAAAAAATAGTTTTATTCAGGATTTAAGAAAAGCCTACTCATCACATAAAAATTTTTTTAATGATGATTATAAGGAAGAAGATTTTTGTAATATATCTGCATTTCAGTGGAGATTTTCTGGAAGAGAAAATGTTGTAGAAAAAAATGGTGGAACAGGTCTTACTCGGGTAATTCAATTCTTGTTAGAAAGTTCAGAAGCAAATGATTGTTATGTTTTTAGTGGGAAAAAAGGATTAGCTTTTATAAGAGATTTTCTTAATTTATCTGATGAAAATGGGAAATATGTTGGTTTTAATAAAGAAAAAGATTATTTTAATAAACCTCCTGATAAGGGAGTCCTTGGGTATTCAAAATTCTTTCTAAATGGAACTTTGTATAATTTAACATTTATATTGCCAAAAGTAGGAAAATAGAATTGGAGGAGATTTTATGGAAGAAAACAAAATAGAAATAGTACTAGAAGACAAAACATTGAAAGGGATTGCGGGTTATCCTTATGGAGAAGATATATTCAATATGCAAGTAAAACCCAAATATAAAGATAAAGAAGGAATTAAAAATATCATCATTTTCCCCACTACAATTGAAAAGGTTGCCATTTCATTTGTTCAAGGTTTTATGAAAGAACTTATAAAAAATAAGAAAAAATTAGACAATCTTGAAATTCGTGGAAATGAAGAATTTGTAAAAAAATTCTATCAGGTGATGTAATGCAAGATTCAACAATAGCTAATATAATCTCAGTATTTTCACTTTTGGTATCAATAATGACAATGATTTATAGTTCATATATTTCAAAAAAGATTAATAAAACTAATTTGAAGTCTAATATTTTTTATCCTTTATTATCTAATTTATTACTAAAAAAAATTCCTGTTACTATGAAAGAAATTTTAAATAATAATTTTAATAGCATCACTGTATTGGAGAACTCTTTAACCAAATTATATAAAAATTTATCAGTCTATAAATATATAAATAAAAAATTTTATTCTAAAGTAGTAATTTCAATAGAAGAAGTGGATGATTTTATAGTGCAATTAAAAAATAACCAGTCAAGATATAGAGATACAAATTCAATTGCAAGAGAATTAGAAGCTAAAATTATTAAGATGTATGATATTTTTATGAAAGAGTACTACAAATAATAAAAATTAAAGCAGGATTAATTTCCTGCTTTTTTGTTATATAACATTTGTTATTTTAATTTCAACTTTGTTATTTTATAGCTATTATTTACTGATGTCTAAAAATAAATAATTTTAATAAGTAACAAATAAGTAACAAAAATCTACTTCACCAACAAAAAAGCCCTCAACTTTTTGTAAGTTCGGGCTTTTTTGTAGAAATTAAACTATAATTAAGGAAACGATACAAGATAAATATAACATTATTTAATTATTTTGTCAACAACTTTTTTGATTTTTTAATAAAATTTTTTTTAAAGTAATTTTTTTAATATTATTATTT